GTCAGATCAGCGTGATAATGAAAGACTTATTCCCTGTATCATGGGATGCCCTAACGAAGGAGAACGACAAATGAACCAAGACCTATATGACCTCTTCGAAGAGTTTATGAACGGAGACTTTGCGGATAACCTTGTCGCCTTTCGTATCCGAGATCAAGTGTTGGCCCTACGCCTTTCTATTGACACACTTGAGCATCTTAACCGTACCCGTGGTGGGCTAACGACTGGTCAGCGTGAAGACCTCGAAGAGAATTGGCAAGACCTAGAGGCTATGACCCGAGCGTACATCTACTTCTCTGGTGACTACGAGCTAGAGAATATCACTGAGTGGAACCACAATGAGTTCCCAGATGTGGCAGGATGGGACTACTGGACCCAAGGTGACGTGAAGTGACTGTTTTAGTTGATGGTGATGTGATTGCGTACAGGGCAGCTTACTCTAAGGAGGGTGAGACACTGGACGACGCAAAGGAGAAGGTTGACGAGTTGATGGATAACATCACCTTCGATACGGCCCCACGGGATACGCCTGTGGAAGTCTACCTAACGGGTAAGGGAAACTTCCGCTACGACATTAGCCCTACCTACAAGGCTAACCGTAAGGATACCCCTCGTCCTGAACACCTCTCGGACCTACGCACCTACCTTATAGATGCTTATGATGCTATCGTCAGTCAGGGTCAGGAAGCTGATGATCTTATCGCTATCAGAGCCACAGAGCTAGCCTACGAGTGCACTATCGTCTCCCCTGATAAGGACTTCAAACAAATCCCTTGTCGTCACTACAACCCTAATAAGGCTGAGTGGTCTGTCGTTGGAGAGTTTGAGGCCCTACAGTTCTTCTACGCTCAGATCATCATGGGTGACAGAGCAGACAACGTAGAGGGCATCTATGGCATTGGTCCAGTGAAGTCTAAGCGTATGCTAGATGGGGCAACGACAGAAGAAGAGTTGTACGAGAAGGTGGTTGAGGCTTACGAAGGGAATGAGGAGCTTGTCGTTACAAACGCTAGGTTGCTCTGGCTGCGACGTAAGGAGGACGACCTATGGTTGCCGCCCAATCAAAGGTAAGACAAAGAGCACTCAAGGCTGGGTATCGTTCTGGCCTTGAGGAAAACGTAGCGACACAGCTTAAGAAACTAGGCGTTACGGCAGAATACGAGACGACAAAGATCAAGTACAGGGTCGAAGAAGACAGGTCTTACACACCAGACTTCGTGCTCCCAAACGGTATCATCATTGAGACCAAGGGTAGATTTGTTGCTGCGGACAGAAAGAAACATCTCCTCATCAAGAAACAACACCCAGAGCTTGACATTCGTTTCGTCTTCTCCAATAGTAAAACTAAGCTGAGCAAGGGTTCCAAGACTACCTATGGCGCTTGGTGCACGAAACATGGCTACATGTATGCCGACAAGGAGGTTCCTTTAGAATGGCTAAAGAGATAAAGATTCACAAGGTCATTGAGGGGCCGTTTGAAGACGACGAAGAAGATGGCTACTGGTGCCTGTGTCTGGCAGAGGACGATGGTGAACTCTACGACATTGAAGTTTTCTTCGACGAGTTTGACGAGGCTTACACCTTCAAGATGCACTTCACCAAGAGTATCAACCCCATCATCATGGAAACTGACGATGAAGCGGAGCACGACGCATGAGCACTACACATCTTGTTATCGGTGATCCCCACGCTCACCCAGACTTCTCTAACGACAGGGCAGACTGGTTGGGTAAGCTGATCTTGGACCTCAAGCCTGATGTTGTCGTTAACATGGGAGACACTGCTGATCTAGCGTCCATGTCCTCCTACGACAAAGGTAAAGCATCCTTCCATGGGCGTAACTACCAGAAGGATATTGATGCTCACCTAGACTTCCAAGAGCGCATGTGGCACCCTATCCGCAAGGCTAAGAAGAAGCTGCCTCGTCGTATCGTCCTAGAGGGTAACCATGAGAACCGCATCAAGAAGGCCATCCAGTATTCCCCTGAGCTAGAGGGTGATCGCTTTGGTGTCTCCTTCAAGAACTTGGCCCTTGACGACTACTATGACACTGTAGTAGAATACGATGCCTCTACTCCCGGTGTCGTTAACGTCGATGGGATTGACTACTGCCACTACGCAGTCTCTGGTGTATCTGGTCGTGCCTTGTCGTCTATCCACCATGCGTATGACCTAACGGTTAAACGACACACATCTACCACTGTAGGCCACAGCCACCTCTTTGATTACCACGTGAACCGTGATAGTAGTGGACGTGTGAGGATGGGTCTGGTTGCTGGGGTGTACCAAGACTATCGTAGCCCGTGGGCAGGGGACATCAACTCGTTCTGGACTGCCGGGGTAGCTATCTGTCGTAACGTAGACAACGGCGTATATGACTTCCAGTGGGTCAGCATTGAGACTATGAAGAGAGAGTACTCGTAATGTTTGACTTGGAGAGTAAAATCTTAGCCCTGATGGACAACTTTGGGCTTGCCTTACTCATGGAGCAGAACGATATATCCGAGTATGTCGTCCTTCAATTCCTGATCGACAACGGGTACATTGACTTAGACGACTACTTCAACCTTGATGCAGAACTCGAAGAATGGAAGAGGACAGAAGAATGATTAGTGGAGAAGACATCGAAGCCTTCTTGGATGAAAAGCGTAGGAGTGAGCTTACGTTCAATGTCTACCAGAAGGCTGCTCGTCGTACCGCTATCTACACAGATCGTATCACCTACCCTACGCTGGGCCTGTGTGGTGAAGCTGGTGAGGTAGCAGAGAAGATCAAGAAGTTCATGCGTGATGGTGTGCTGAACGACAAAGAAGTGGCTAAGGAGCTTGGGGACGTACTCTGGTATATCGCTAACCTTGCAGAAGACCTTGGCTACGACCTCGCTGAAATTGCTGATATGAACCTTGAGAAGCTTGCAGACCGTAAGAACCGTGGCGTAATCCGTGGTTCGGGCGACAACCGTTAAGAAAGAGAGAAGAAGAAAATGACTGGACCAACTATCCCTGTTGCAATTTGGGCTGACGAAGTTAAGTATCGTCAAGAGGGTGAAACCTACGGGCAGAAGTGTGCTCGTGTGGCAGAAGCTCTGACCGACAATCAGGATCACTACGCTAAGTTTAATGAAATCCTGAAGGAGCAGCGTTTCCTCCCCGGTGGTCGTGTGCAAAGTGCAGCAGGCTCCTACCGTAAGGTCACTGCCTTTAACTGCTTCGTTATGCAGAAGGTTCCCGATAGCCTGATGGGCATCATGGAAGTGGCTACGGAAGCTGCTAAGACTATGCAGATGGGTGGTGGTGTAGGCTACGACTTCTCGGGTATTCGACCTAAGGGTGCTCGTATTAAATCTCTGGGTAGCCAAGCATCAGGTCCTGTGTCGTTCATGGGTATCATGGATGCCATCTGTAAGACTATTGCTTCGGCAGGTCACCGTCGTGGCGCTCAGATGGGTTGTCTTCGTGTCGATCACCCTGACATCATGGAGTTTATCACTGCTAAGGCTAACAGCAGCAGCCTGACCCAGTTCAATATCTCAGTTCTGGTTACCGACAAGTTTATGGAAGCCGTTAAGAACGATGGTACGTTTGATCTTGTGTTCGATGGTCAAACCTTTGATACTGTACGTGCTCGTAGCCTCTGGGATGCTATGCTTCGCGTTAACTGGGACTGGGCAGAGCCGGGTGTGATCTTCATTGATCGTGTCAACGAGATGAACAACCTTTACTACATGGAAGATATCTCTGCGACTAACCCCTGTGGTGAACAACCTCTGCCTCCCTACGGAGCTTGCTTGTTGGGTAGCTTTAACCTGACCAAGTATGTTTACCGCACTGATGACGGGTTCGCTTTCAATTGGTCGTTGTTGCAGCGTGACGTACCCTACGTTGTTCGTGCCATGGATAACGTGATCGACGAAACTATCTATCCATTGCCTCAACAGGAGCAGGAAGCTAAGAACAAGCGCCGTATGGGTCTGGGTGTCACAGGTCTTGGTAACGCTCTCGGTGCTCTCGGACTCCGTTACGGCTCTAAAGAAGCGACAAACTTCACTGAGCGGGTCTTGGAGCACATTGCAAACTGGTGTTATTCCGCTTCTGCTTCTCTTGCTGCTGAGAAAGGCCCGTTCCCTGCTTACGACGAAGAGAAGTACTTGAAGTCTAAGTTTGTAGAGAAGCTTGACTATGAGGTGCAGTTGAAGATTAAGAAGTTCGGTATCCGTAACTCTCACCTTACGTCTATCGCACCTACAGGCACCATCAGTCTGACTGCTAACAATGTGTCGTCAGGCCTTGAACCAGTCTTCTCTTTGTCGTATACTCGGACTATCCAAACGGCTGACGGACCTATGTACGAGAAAGTTGAAGACTACGCTTTCCGTGAGTGGGGCGTAGAGTGCATCACGGCAGACCAGATTTCTGTTCAGGACCATGTGAACATGCTTACGTCTGCACAGAGGTGGGTCGATAGTGCTTGCTCCAAGACTTGTAACGTAGGGGACGAAGTTACTTGGGATGAGTTCAAGAACGTCTATATGCAGGCTTGGCAAGGTGGGGCTAAGGGTTGCACTACGTTCCGTGCATCTGGTAAGCGTTTTGGTATCCTTAACTCCTCTGCGTCAGAAGATGTTATTGAATCTAAGGAAGAGAACGACGAAACTGTAGTAGAGGGTGGTGCCTGCTATATCGACCCTGAGACTGGGATGCGGAGTTGCGATAGTATCTAATGCTTATCTACGAAGCATATAACACTAAGAACGGTAAGTCCTACATAGGGCTTACCACAACCTCCCTAAAGAAGAGGAAATCTCAGCACCTTAGGTCAGCTAAGTCTGGGTCAAACATGCACTTCCACAAGGCTATTAGGAAGCATGGTCCTGAGGTATTTGAGTGGTCTGTCGTTGCAAAATGCTCAACACTAGATCGTCTGTACAAACTAGAGCAGATGATTATCTCTTTATACGAGGTGTGGCAAATTTACAACAAGAGTACTGGTGGTGAGCACTCAGCTATGGGTATGAAGCATACAGAGGAGACAAAAGCTCTATGCAAGGAGCACGGTCTACGTAGGTGGGATTCTAAACGTGCTTTAGATATCTGGCCTGAGGAGTGCTTTAACACCCAAAGTTACAAGGAAGCTAAAGCTGTCTACGGTATTCCTAAAACAACTTGGTACCGTGTCAGAAAACAAATGAACAAGGAGAACTAAGATGCCTGCTCTCTACCCTTTCATTGACTACGTTATGCTGGCGATGCTAGCCTTTGCCT